ATACGACGGCGTTGATTCTCTATTCTTTTTAAGAACTTTAAGTCACGCTGAACAGGTTCGCGCATGTTAGGAAGATTGTTGTTTTTAAAATAACTAGATTGAAAGATTCCGTCAATCTCTTTATCGTAATCGTAGAAATAAGGCAAGCGATACACGATGCCTGCTAGGCTATCAGGAACTTGTAGTGGATTGCCATGTAAGAATTTCTGCAAGTCCTTTCGGTACTTAGTCAGTTCGCGACCTTGCAAGGTCAACATCAATAGTTTATCCTTATAATACTTGCGGATATTTTCTGCCTTTTGACGATCAAGGTCATTAACCTGCGCCGGCAATTCAGGACTGTTCAAACTTCTATTAAATCTATTTGAATCACTATTAGACAAACGTTGTATGCAACAACTGATAGCCAATATATCTTCTAGATATGTCCTAGTGGTGTCCGGGGCCAACTCGCCCTCAACCTGCTTGAATATATCATCTAGACTCCATGACCTTTTTGTGTTGTTTTTGAGAGTTTGCACTGAACTAGTTCCCATATTAACTCACCGTTATATCTTCCATACCGGCTGTACGCAGCCGTACGATGTGGCCCAATTGCCACTGCTTGCTATCAAGTCCTTTCATGATACCAAGCCATTTATTTCTAAGTAATGCAACTTCGTTGATCAATACTTCGAAATCAATTACTTCATCTTCACCGTCAGTATACTTCTCTGCATCACGACTTGTCAAGGCTCTATTGTACCCTTCTAAGTATTTTTGGAAATATTTCCTGCGTAATTTACGTAATTGGATATTGAGATAGTTCAATACTGCTTCTATCTCTTGTAGTTGATTGAATCTGTGTTCTGTGACTCCGGGTAAATTAGAAATGTTCTTTTCAACTTTTCCATTTACCCGGACATCATATTTTGCCTGCTCTAATTCTGATTCATAATGAATTATGAAATCAGGTATTTGACTTAGGTCGCTAGTGATTCTGGTGTACCAGTTCATCTATCACCATTCATCGTCTTCGTGATCTTCGTCCTCTTCATACTCTTCTTCTTCGAACTCTTCTTCGAATTGAGATTTGTAATCGCGCAATGCGTCCATGACTGCTGGATCGCGACGGAACGCTTCTTTGATATCGGCTGCTTCAAAATCATTATCGATCAATACATTGACCAATGCTTCTGCCGCATAAGATAGATTATTTTCATCCATCTCTCCTCTCAATGCACCCCATACTTCTGCTATGACAGTAATACTCATCCTGTTATTCCTCCGTGTCAGAATTTGTATTACTTATCTTAGTTTCACGGTTTTGATATTCAGACATTACTTTGTCTAAGCAACCATCTTCGTTACTTTCCCAACCCTTACGGAAGAACTTGATGATCTCTCCATCACCTGTCGTATAACTTAGTCGATTACCTTCCTTAGTCAACATGCTTGCTTTCTCAAACAAATCAAGTAAACCACTATATGGGTTCATGCCAGTCTCATATGGAATCTTGACTTGAACACTTTCAAAAGGCTTTGCGTAGCGAGTTTTCATAACCTTACATGCGCTACGAATACCACGCACTTCGCTGATCTTATTGCCTTCGTCATCTTCCTTGAGTTTGAGTTTCTTCATGGCGACAACAATACTACTTGCGTAGATGAAGCCTTGTCCACCACTGATCTTGTCATCAGGGTCAAACATATCTTGACTAGCATATGTGTGATTAGTTGCAACCAATCCAACATTGTGACTGCCGAACATGTTCACACAGTTACGAACAAGACTAGTCAATGCCTTGGGCTTTCGACCCATGTCACCCTTCATATCACCTGCTTCAAACTGATTGACATCAGTTGGAGTCAACAACATGCCAAGACTGTCAATGATGAACAATACCTTAGGCTTTTCACCTTCGGGCATCGCTTTATAACTTTTCATAAATTCACTGATAGTCTTAGCAACGTCATCAATCATTGCCATATTCAACTTCAATAACTTGCTTTCATCAGTATCGACACCGAGTGCCTTCAACCAATCTTCATCAAGTGCGTTTTCTGTATCAACTAATACAACAAAAATGCCTTGCTCTTGTGCGTGACGAACTAGGTTACCACTGCAAATATAACTTTTGCCTGAACCTGATTCACCTGCGAATACAGTTACCTTGCCTAGTGGGACTCCTTTGTTAAAGTCTCCACTAATAAGATAATTGAGAGCGTAGTTACCGGTACTGACCCAATCAGTAGGATCATTGAAACCAATACTGAGACCTTCAATGCTCTTGGTAATGTCTTTTCTAAATTTACTAACATCGAATGGTTTCGCCATGTTACTTTGCTCCCTTCGGATGTTCTTTTGGCTCAACTACGATATCTGAACGACCGATAGCCTTTAGCCAAGTGTTCAATCTATGAATGATTGTACTGTCATCTTTAGGGTTATCAAAACTGATATTACAGTCCATGACTGTATCACCGCTATCTGCTTCACGGCTACTATAATTGAGAGAAAAACTCTCGTTTACTTTAATTGTTTTTGCCATATGTTCCTCTTACTTCATAATATTTCGTTTTAATAGTCTATCACTAAATGCGATTTTGTCAAGCATTTCAGGACAACTATCTGCGATACGTTCTAACTCATAGTCATTTGGGAAATGACGTAATGCGCCACGGGCACGGTCACGGACGATGCTCGGCACTCTAGGCGTCTTGCCCGGATCGCATAATTCTTCAAGCAATTTCTTTCCTTGCTTTAGTGCGCGGAATCTTTCGTCTGGTAGTGTCATGGTAGTATCCTTATGTTAGAAAGATCGGGGAGGAGTTACCCTCCCCAAATCAAATTAACCCTTCTGTTGACGGTTACGGATCATCGCTAAAATGTCCTGCGCCTTGTCGCTAGAAGTACTCTTAGGAACTACTACTGGATCACTCTTCTCTACCGGCTCATCATCTTCAACTACAGACTTCTTAGCCGAAACATTCAAAGTTGTAGTCTCAGTGACGTGAGGTTCAGGGACATTGCCTGCCGGAGCCTCAAGACCATATGGACGATAGTACGCACCCCACTTATCATTATCGTAGGGCTTGCCATCTACTGAAGCCTCAAACATCTCCTTGATGACACGGAGTTCGCTTTCGCTTGGCTTCTTAGGCAAGAAATCAGCAAGATTAAAGAGACCATGAGCCTCGATTGCAGCCTGTTCTGCTTCAGTGAGTGGGCTTTCACGACGGGCCCAATTTGAAGTAGAATAGTCAGCATAACCACCCTTGCTAGTTTTCTTAACGTTGAAATCAACACCATTCAACAAGTCAGTAGGGATGTTCTCCATTTCAGGATCCATCAAACTTGCCTTGATGATAGTGAAAATCTGTGGACTAATGACGAATCTACGAATCGGGTTCGCAGGAGTCACATCATTACCTAGTGGGTTTTGACGTACAAAACCCTGGAAGAGATAACTACGCTTCTTCCAATACTTGTTAGCCATTTCTTTGAGAGTATCATCCTTATACCAAGGACGAACTTCTGCCAAGATCGGGCAGTTGTCGCCATACATTTCAACGCACGGAACCTGCACAACAACCTGCTTCATGTTCGGATCACCCTTGACGCCATTGAATGGCAACTTGATGATCTGACGCTCGACCCAGAAAAACGTATTCTTTGAATCCGCATCAGGAAGGAAACGAACGGTCGCTGTAGTACCTTCTTCCATATTCCAGTGGGGATAGATTGCGTTATCTGATTGGGTACGTTGACCCTGACCTGACTTCTTACTTTCTTGTGCCGCGAGACGGGCACGGATATCTGCTAGACTTGCCATTTTGTTTCTCCTTTAAAAAATGCCTAATTTGAGCCTAAATGTGTTTTATGTTTTGTTGTCGGAGACAACTAACACATGATGTCATTATACACTAATGTCATCGTGTGTCAATAATACTTATACCCTATTGAAGAGTAAAATATATTAATTTATTGTGTATTGGGTAAATTAAAATCGGTTCAACACTTCAACAGCATGGTCAATCTTTTTTACCATGTGATTGTGGATACTTTGATCGGTTGTGGAGAAACCATCTTCTTTATGAGCCAGCAAGCTATTAATGGCTTTTCGTTTAGTGATTAAATTATTCTTCACCGAAAGAATTAACCTTTTTATTTTTTCATCTAATTCATGAGGACTCATCTTAATATCTCCTACAAACCGGCTAGTCTTTTGATGTCGGCAAATTCGCGGCTTTCGCTAGCACCAACTAGTTTACCTACAGCGCCTTTTGGTCCTACCTTTTCAGTTGGGCCTAATTGTCCTGCACGTTTTTGGTTAGCATCTAAATCTTCTGCTACACCTTTTCTTCTTGCCACTTCGGCTTTAACTGCGGCTGTGACTGTTGGATCTAAGTTTGTTCTTGCGGCCGCTTTGTTTAACTCTGTATCATTCATGGCAACAAGGTCTTTGTTGATTTGTGCAAGTTCTTGCGGAGAGTAATCACTTTGTGCTGGTGCCGCTGCCGGAGCAGGTGCTGCCGCTGGTTTTGCTACTGGTGTGACTTTTTTAGTCATATCCATTGTGCCACCTTTTTGTACTGCACCAGGTGCTGCCTTTGCGGCAACTTGTGGCTTACCAGTGTTTGGATCATATCCTTGAGGTGCTGCCGCAATTCTTGCTTGTGTGGCTGCATTTGGAACTATAGGAGCAGCCGGAGCAGGTGCTGCTGTCGGTTGTCCAGGTTTTGTAAACATGCTTTTAGCCTTGTTAACCATATTGCCTATAACACCTTCTTCCATTTCTACTTCTTCCAACTTATCAAACTTGGCGCGTAGTTTAGCCATTTCTTCTTTGCCTGCACCTTCACGACCTGCTTGTTGTAATGCCTTCATGCCCTTCTCGCCATATTTCTTTTTGCCGAGATAGGCTTGTAATCCACTTTCGTCAACTTCTTCTTCAGCCAAATCAAATGCTTTTAGATTTGATTTTTCTGTATCTTGATTGTGCTTTAATGTTTCGGCACCGGGTGCCTCATCTAACATTTCTTCAGCAGGTTCTGCTAATGTTTTTGTAGTCTCATCTTCTACTTCAGTGATTGACTTTGCCCACTCATCAAGTTCTTTGACAGCAGACATCTCAGTGATGTTCTTTGACAATCTCTTTAATATTGGCATCACACTTTCGATACGTGGGTCTAATGTCTCTTGTACAAACAATTCATTCAATGAAACATCATCGTCTGTTTCTTCATTTAATACAGGTGTATAACTCTCAAAGTAATTGTTATAACCACGATGGCTAGCCATACCCTGTAATGTCATACGTAGTGTGTTATAATGATTTAATCCTTCATTGACTAATGCCAATGCTGATTCATTGAATTGTCCATTACGTGTGGCACGAACGAATCCTGCCATCTGTGAATATTCTTCTACTAATGTAGTGATATGACGACCTTTGTCATCATAAGGAGTGCCACCTTCTGCAATGTGTCGTGCATAAACTCTTGCTAGTCCTGGACGATTAGTCGGCAATAAGAATCTTTCACCGTTGGTAGTTTCTACAAATATTCTAGCAACATTACGAAAACGTTGTTCACCCTCTTCTATTTGACGGGTGTGTTGTAATATGATCTTTACTTGCGGGACATTATCGCTATAACTTGCTTTCTTGCCCATAGCAAAGTAACCTTCTAAAACCTGTTCTTTTTTATTCATAATCGTCCTCTTTTTCATGTCACCCAACAATCTATC